AAATGCGGCAGCACCAAATCCTAAGAATATACTCCACATTGTAGGATCTTTCATTCCACTCAATCCAGCAGTGACAGTTTCCCAACCACCTGCGTTCATGATTACCCAAGGCACTAATATAATCACACCTGTCCATACAACGACAATCTTTATTATCTCTGTAATCACAGTTGCTTTTAGACCAGTTCTAAATGAGTACATCAAAGCAATACCTGCCATCAAAAATGTTACAACATTGTAATTTAAACCTGTCAATGTTTCAACAGTTTTTGAACCTGCAAGTAAGTTTATGGCAAAGGCACATACAGCCAGTATCATCATTTCAACAACGAATACACTTTGCACCCTTCCACTAAATCTTTCTTTTAAATAACCTGAGAATGTGAACCCATCTGGTTTCTCTTCTCGTATCTTCTTGGCAAAATATGCAAACGCACCTAATGTTAAAAAGTTTCCTAAACAGAACCAGAATAATCCATAGAATCCGTTGACATATGCCTGCTGTGCAGATATAAACAAACCAGGTGCCCATAACCATGCGGCGGCAACTGATAGACTTCCTTGAAACGTGCCAAGTTCTCGTCTTGCCACTAAGAAAGAAACTTTATTGTCGTTATATCCTCTTGAAAAGTAATATGTCATTGCAAACGCAATGATACCATATACTGCTAGAACACTAAGTCCTACTCCACTCGACATAATATCTATCTCCTTTATCTTTCATAAATGTTTTCAACTCAAAATTATATTTTGAACAGAAATGTTCGTTGTAGTCTTTCGACCATGGAAAAAATTTAATCTCATCCACACCTTGCCAAGGATGATCTCCCAAGCCAGGATTTTGTCTCCAAATAATAATATCATTCTTTTTTGTAATATTATAGAGATGTTTTATCTGATTGTCAACTGTTTTTTCATCACCAAAATTTAAACTTCCTAGTGCTAAAAACACATCAAAGTTTTTGTGAGGTTGATAATCTTCAAACTTTATTTCTTCATCTGCCTTATCATTGTATGGATCTATTCCATATAGATTAGGAAAATGTTCTTTGAAAAGATTATATCCACATCCTATATCAAGAATATGTGCATTCTTATCAATCTTATCTAATAATTTCCAACCAGTTAGATCAAACTTATCATAATCTGGTTTCCAATTGTGTCTAAAATAATAATCTATATCAGTCATGATACATCGCCAATCTGTGCATAACTATCTCCTTATCGTAAAACTTTTTTATTTGTGGTAATTTATCTAACCAAGGTTTATCTCTATTGTGTAAAAAGAAATATAATTTAGGTAAGTATTTTGGATTGAACTGTGGTGTCTCATTTACGACACAATCATATTCAAAATCATCTTCATCATCTTCAACTTTAATATTTTTAAAAGTGTATTCACCAGTGTAATTAAATTCATCAATATATTGTTTGTATTTTTCATTATTAATATTATCAGTGATTAAAGTATTATTTGGATTCCAATTGATGTCTATCGTTACACATGACTCTACTTGATTATCTAGTTGTGCTAGAAAGAATGCGATGTTAGATCCACCACCTAACCATTTTACTGTTTTGATATTATGTTCTTTAAATAATTTATTCATGGTCAAATATTCTAATAATTCAAAATCCCAAAACTCTAAATTATTACCCTTGTCATCTTTTCTATCATATGTATCACAAATTTTTTTTATTGTATTAGATGATAATGTAGAAAGTGATTTATCAATATCTTTTTTTTCTATTTCTGAAAAATTAAATATTGAGTCTTTACATATTGTATCAATTACATCAATCATCTAATTTTGGTATATCAACTGTCGTCCAAACTTCACCATATTCACTTGTTTGATATGGATCATCAACTCCGTTATCTACAAATCCAAATGGTGACATATCAGACTCTAATTGTTTTTGTGTTTCTGCAAACATCTTTGCACGAATGTTTACATCTGTTAACTCTTTAAAATATGTTTGATCACATGCCCAAGCAAACAATACTAAACACATCGCAAGATCATCAGTCGATCCTTCTTCAGCCTGTATTTGATTTCCTTTGACAATAAATGTTGACAGTTCATTTATAATATCAAAATCTTCTATAATCATTTTATCTGACTCAACTATTTGTTTTAGATTTGAACATCCTAACTTCTTAACTGCCTTAGTTGTGCGAACACCCATTTGTGCTTTACCACCTGAGTATCCACCACCCATGATCTGTCCAGCACGACCACGCATATAACACATCACTATATTATCATATTCTAAATCATAATGCAAGTTATTTGATACTTGTTCACCAATATCATTTACTTCGACTAACACAAACGCATGATTATATGCCTTTGCAACTGTGTTTATCTTATGTGGAAACATCAAAGGTTTTATTTCATTGTCTTTGAATGTTGCAACCACACGATATGGTATTTCAGTCACATCCATAACAACAAATGCAGAATTATCATTCTTAGTTCCTCTTGATACATCACAAGTAATAAAATACACATGATCTTTCTTTGGTTGTTCATAAACAGACAACCCAGCACTATGTTGTATTGCATCTTTGTAAGATAATTGTCTAAGTTTTGTTGGATTGATAAGTGTATTAGTAGATCCTAAAAACTCACACTCAAACTCTGTTCTAAATTGTTGTTCACTTGTATTTTTTATTGTTTCTTCTTTCCACTTTTCATCTCTACCTGGCACTTCACTCCAATGAACCTCAATCGGAACATATGTGTTTCTTTTGTGTGTTGCATCATTCCATAGTTTGTAAAACATATTCATACCATGAGGTGTTGATACGATAATAACTTTTGTTGATTTACCAGATGATATTGTAGGATAAACTGAACTGAAAAACTCATCAGCAATTGTTGCTGGAACATAAGCAAACTCATCTAAAAATATTATGTTGTAAGAACTACCACGAACAGCAGATGCTGATGTTGATGATGCAAGTATCTTAGATCCATTTTCTAATTCCAATGATCCTTTGTTCCACGACATGATACCTTGTTGTAACCAAGTTGGTAAGTTTTCATATGCAAGTTGTAATCTGCCTAACAAATCTCTTGCAGTTGCAGCTTTGTTTGCCAAGATAGCGATATTAATATTTTGATTAAACAACGCATAGTGTAAAAGATAAGATAACATAATCGTAGATTTGCCAGATTGTCTTGGAAGTTTACAAATTGTGAATCTATTTTTATGAAATGTTCCTATCATTTCTTTTTGAAAATTGTATGGTTTAAAATCTATCAATCCTTCATCAAGTGATATGATTTTCATATATGATTCAATAAAATATAAAGGATCATTCATACACTTTTGATATTCAAGAATTTGTTCTTTAGTATATTCTTGTGAAGTGTTAACTTTTTTTAAGTTAGGATTTCCTAGATAATTTTCCATTGTAAACCTTTTTATATATTGGATTTTCGTTTGTTGTTGTCACAAGTTTGTTATCATAATATGTTTCAATATGTCTTTGATTAAATCTCCTAGATGATGAACATTTTCTTTTACATAACTCTGGTATGTTATTATTTATTATGTCATTATAAAAGTCTATAAAGATATCACTATTCATAATATTATTAACATTATTATTTTTTATATTTAATTTTTTGTCTAAAAAAACAGTTAGTCTATCTTCTACCTCTTCACCTCTATAATATTTTTTAGGAACTTCATCATCTACCCAACAACAAGGTAACACTTGACCCTCCGTACTTATGTATGGCCACTTATTACCATTCAAACATCTTGGTGAAAATTTTCTATCTTTCATATACTTATCTGAATTTTTTGTAGGTTTATATTCCTCTTCATATGAGTCAGTGTAATTTATTTCTATTACTAAATCATTTTCATTTGCGAGTTTAATAGCATCTTGTATGTAATCCTCATTGTATTTAAATACTAAGTATTGCCATCTAGCATCCATACCTCTTTTTCTACATTCTTTCATAACTTCGAATAGATACTCACCATCTTGATTAATTCTGTAAATAAAACTTTGATGTGGTAAACCATCCACAGAAAATCTCCATTGAACATCTTCATTTGCATCAAATGCTTCTTGATACCATTTCATTGGTTTATGAGAGGCTGCATTACTAATAGAGATATCAACATCTTTTTCTTTTGCAATCTTTAACATCTCTATCAAATTGGGATTAAATATAGGATCACCTACTGCACCATTTAATATTATGTGTGAAAAGTAGTCTGTAATTTTACGCCAATCATCTATTGATGTGTCTCCACCTGATATTTTGTGTGACTTATAATCATATTCTTTTCTTTCACATACACTACATTGTAAAGTGCATTTAGTCGTTACATCTATGTAAGCAGACTTTTTATAGAATCCGTTGTTGTTATAATCTATCATGAGTCAATTTACCATTAACATAAATCTCTTTTACTCTACTGCCCTTTACTTTTGTAGAACATTTTTTTCTACAGTGTTCTGGTATATCACCATTAGTTATTTTATCATAAAAATCTGTTAGAATTTTACCATTCAATATATCTTCAATTTTATTATTGTTTAGATTATTTTCTTTATCATTTAATTCTTTATAATCATCCCAATCTAATTTTTCATCAACCCAACAACATGGTATTACTTGTTGACTTGTCGTGACAAAAGGCATTCTTTCTTGTGTAAGATATTTGTCAGATGTTTTAGATAAACACTTTGGTCTAAACTCTTCTTTACCCTCTGTCATTGTCTCTTGATGTTTTTTTGTCACTGGTGTGAGAAACTCACCATTATCTCTACCACTATAATTTAATTCTAAAGTCACACCAATTTGTTTTGACATCTCTATTGCTTCAGAAACTTTATCTTCATTATAACTAAACACGATGTACTGCCATGACACATCTAAACCCATTTGTGATGCAATCTTCATCATTTCAAATAAGTGTTCACCATCTTGATTTATTCTGTGTGCAAAACTTTGATATGGTAGACCATCGATACCAAATCTCCAATGTGCTTTAGGATGTGCAAGAAAAGCATCAATATAAAATTGTTTTGGTTTTTGTGATGCCGCATTACTAATAGATACATCAACATCTTTCATATATGCAATTCTTAACATCTTAATAAAATTAGGATTAAAAATAGGATCACCAAATGTTCCGTTAAGTGTTAACGCAGAAAAATAATCTGTTAAGTCTTCCCACTGATCTAGACTTAAATCACCACCGGGTATATCGTTTGTTTTGTAATTATATTTTTTTCTCATACAAGTTGGACATTGTAGAGTGCATCTGTTAGTAATATCTAAATCACCACCACGGTTTTTGAAACCGTTGTTTCTATAATCAATCATTTTTCTTTTTTAACATTTTTTGTAGTTCAGCAGTTGATCCTACAAATAAAGCATTTGTCACATTGTTTGGTCCTTTATTTGGTACCTCTTTTAATTTTTTCATTTTTGTTTGTAAATCAACAAGTTTTTCTGTGACATCTGCAACTTGTCTAATTAGATTACCTGCGACTTCATAGGCACGAGGATGTTCAGACTCTTGAGCAAGTTCAAGAATACCTTCAACAGCATCTTGACCTCGTTCAATTAGATTGTAAAAATTTTCTCTTTGATATTTGTAATCAGAATCAATATCTTCATTCTCATTAGGTCTAGGTATTGTAATTGCTTTTTTGTTTTCTTTTTTTACTTCGTCAACAACACCTAATGTTTTATCAATTATTTTATCAACTTTGTCTGCCATAATGTTTCATTATTTAGGTTCATCTTCACCTGTCGCTGGATTGTAGTTTTTTGCATCCTCAAAGAAAGAAACTGTTTCATTAAATCCAAAGTCATCATCTGCATCAGCAGTCGTAGGATTTGGTGTCACTGTGTATCTTTGTTCTCTAGTTGGTGTGTTGACTGGCATATCTGCATACTGATCAACTTGAACTTGTTTGATAACTTTACTTGATACCACTGGGCCATATAGATAAAACTTCGCAGTAAAAGTAAGTGTATAGATGATTGCTCGTCTTTCTTGGAAATCACCTCTATAACTATCTTCGTAACTTATTGAATTTAAAATAATTGGAACATCTCTTTTGATACCCATATCTTCCATGTCTTTTATTGTGACTGTATAGTCTGGTTGAAAATATGGAAGTATTTGTTCTACTATTTGTAACGCATCATCTGATTGTTTTGCCATAGCATACAATTCAAAATCAAGATTATATGGCACAGGCATGAATTGTGTATCTAATTGATTTGCTTTTGAACCTTTTACTTTTTTAAACTTTTGAACACGATTTAATTTTCTTACTGCGTCATAAGACAAGTTTTGTATTTCAAAACCCATTCGTGGCAATGTGATTGCGACCTTTGAATCTAAGTTTGCATCTTGATCTAGTCTTACTAAAAACTTTTGTTTTGGGCCATATGCTAAAGGAACTTTCATTTTTTGAGTTATGTTTCCACTATTGTCTTTTCTAACAATATTAATATTATTAAATATTGTACCAAAGGTGACGACCATTCGTCTTATTGTTTCATGATAAAATTGTTGTCCTAGCATTATGTTCTCCCAGCATCACCGAATGGATTAGATTCGCTGAAGTCTAATATGTTCTCATCTTCTGTTTCAAATAACTCATTCTGAGCAGTTGTATCAGTTGACATGTCTCCTACTATATAGTCTTCTTGAATGATATAACTATCAACTCCACTATCGGCAGGGTTTTCAAGAAGTATGCTTTCACCAGCAGATGACTCATCAGTTTCAGATACTAACGTATCACCTGTCTCTGCAAGTAAATTATCAGTGTAACCCTTTTGTGTGAAAAACTCTAATGCAAAACTTTGAGTATATCCACTTGTTTGTTCTAAAGTCATTTGATGTTGTAGTGCGTCACCTGTTAGTGCATCTTCAACAGCATCAATCGCAGTTATACCTGTATCAAGAACTTCAGAACTATATTCAAACTGTTTACATCTTAACTTATAAACAGGGTTATTGTCAAGTTGATGAAACGGGTCATCTTCGTCCACAAATGAAACTTCAAATATTTTATCTAATACTGGGTGATAAATTAAATCACCTTCCTTTGGTCTATTTGCATATAAACTTGTAGATGCAGCTTCACCTCTTAAATATGCAGTTCCAAATGATGCACTAATTTTATTTGTAAGTGAGGAAGTGATTGTACCTGATTCTAAAAGAATTGAACCTTGAGTAGATGCAGTCGCAGTTTCTAAGTCCATTTGATGAGCAACATCGTCAAATCTTGTTCTACTTACAACAAAAGTTATTTCATTTCTATTCTCTAAACCAAATTGTTGTATTAGTTCTTTTTCACCTTGATATCCACCATCTGCATCTTCAACATACATTTCTATTGTTTGTTGTTTACTAAATGTGGATAATGAGTCTTCACCAAATATGTCATCTCTTGCTGTTAAAGTTCTATCAACATAATTAACATCGTGACCATGTATTTGTATTGCTTCCTTAATTAAATCTGCGTATAGATTTTGTTCAGAAGCAGATGCCAACTTGCCTGATGTCGTAAATGCTTGATTAACAGCCATCTTATCCCTTTATGATCATATCTGGGTATTGTAAATTTTCTATGTAAGTCTCTAGTCTTTCGATTTCTTCTTGTGCCTGTGAGTATATTTGTTCACCATTGTATGTTACTCCACCAAGTAAAGCAACATTTTGAAACTTAGATAAGTTTGTACCCCATTGTCTTTTAATTAATGAAGTGGCATATCTTTTCAAGTGCATATTATTATATAAATCTGTATATGTGTCTGGGTCTAATTTTCTATAACACTCAATAATTAAATACTCATCTGCGTCCACATCACCATCAACATTCATATCAAGATATAATCTTCCTTGATGCTCGTAAAATCTTATTGGTGTTTCACCAACTAATAAATGTGATAGATAATCCAAATGTTGCATTGTCATTTCATAGTGAATTATTGATGTTGATGAGAAATCATAAAGATCGTTTAGTCTGAGTTGATAACGAATATCAAACATATTGTTTGTGGCTGCATTATCAAATGAAAAAATTCTTAATACTGATACTACACTAGAAGGCATTGATATGAAGTTCTTACCTTCTTCAAATGAAAATGTTAATGAGTTATCTGCTCTGTCTGTCGCTGTTGTAGTTTCGTTTGTTTTGAATCTTGCAATATCAGACGCAGTTAGTTTGTATTTCAAATACATTTTCTCAATATTATCGTAGTAATAATGAGCAAAGTATTGAACAGCTTCGTCTATTCTATCATCTATTTGATCGTCTGATACGTTAATATCGACAACCCCAAATCCTAAGTTCCTAAGACAATAATCCTTCAGTGTTGTTTTCGAGTTTGGTTCTGCCATTTAATTTTCCTTCTAAGTATTTATGTATATCTCTTTTTGGTGACCACCCTAATCTAGTCAATTTTGTAATATCTGCCGTATTATCTAACATTTCACAAGACTCACCTACTCTTTTTTCAACATTAAATCCATAGTATTCTACTAAATTATTTACATGTAATCCCATACCTGATCCAACATCATATATTCTATCAAATTCAAAATCTTTTGCATATAAAAATAATTTTATCGCATCTACAACATCATCAACATGTACGAAGTCTCTGATGTGATTTTCACTTACAAAATCTAGTGAGTTGTTTATCATTTTTGAAAACAACATCGTGTCTCTTTGACCATCACCATATACATTTGAAAATCTAAGTGCTACATTTTGTAAATAATTATCAGAGATTACCTCAGTCATTTTTTTAGTCGTTCCATATGGTGATAACCACCATTCTTTTGCAGTTGATGATGATGCAAAAATTACAGGCACACCAACATACTCTGCGGCTTCAAAAACTGCTCTAGTTCCTAGAGTGTTTGTTATGTGATAACTTATAGGATATTCTAAACTTCGTTTCACATTTGCTTTTGCGGCAAGGTGTACTATCCTCTCTGCATAACCAATATCATCAGGCGTTATGTGAAGTATATCTCTATTATCTTTTTTATCCCAACCGACAACTTCATGACCATCATTAATAAGTGATTTAGACAAATGACTTCCAATAAATCCTTTGTCACCAGTGACTAATATTTTCATTGACAATAATCTCTCAATATGTTATAAGTATATTTATATCACACATGGATAACAAATGTCAAGGGTAATTTACAGTCTATACATAGATATATCAGAGGATGATTTAGATTTTTTTGATAAAAATATCATAAAAAAGGATCAAACCCCTACTAATATCAATACTAAAAATCAATTCAAAGAACATTATAGTAAAATAATTGATAACAAAAAAAGATATGCTGATAACATTGGTGTGGATTTTCATCTACATGAAAATGATAAAGACTTTAAATATTATGTAGAGTATTTCAAAACACACTTTCCGTTTATCACGATGTATAATATCGTCAACTTCTATAAGTTAGAGTTGATGAATAACTATCTGGCTGATCATGATGAAGTATTATATTTAGATTTTGATGCGATGCCTGTAACTAAAGATAACTTTTTTGAAGTGTGGGATTTATCAAAGGGTATTGCAGTTTACAATAATAATAAAAATATTAGACCAACTCATATGCCACTAGACATGGTAAGAGGAACAATACGATCACCCTCTGCAAAATATTTTAATGCAATGGCAATGTTAGAAGAGAATAATATGTCACCTCAGTGTGATGTTATCAATACTGGTATTATTGGATCAAATAAAGAACATTGGAAAAAGTTAGATTATTGGGGTGGACTTGTTAGTCTATTTGATTTGATGCACTATCTGAGAAGTGATACATACGCAAAAGATTCTATGTATCCAAAAAATATTACTGATACTTTTGGATATGATAATGAAACTATTTTTTCATATAAACTAAAAGAAAATGATGTGCCTGTGCAATGGTTAAATAGTCAGTGGCATTATTTTTATGATACAGAATTACATATACCTAAAGAAACAAAAATAGTACACGCAATAAACAAGGAATTTGATTATGTCTGGCGATTCGAAAAAAAGATTAATCTTTAGTATCTACACAAAAGTAGAAGAGGATAAAGGTTTTGTTTCTAAAAGACAAAATCATATGAATCAATTTGAAACACACTTTGATAAACTCAAATATGGTTTAGAAAATTATGCAAACATTTGTAATGCAGATTTTAAGTTAATACAACCAGACATACAACACTTTGATAATTTAAATAATTACAAAATAGAACTATGGGAAAACTTTTGTGAGGACTATGATGAAGTTTTGTATTTTGATTTTGACATAATCCCCAATACGACAAAAAATATATTTGAGTCTTTTGACTTTAATAAACTTGTTTGTGTGATGTTAGATACACCAATTTCTCGTTTTGTATATTCAAAAGAAGATTTAGATAACAAAGAAAGATTTTACAAAACACTTGATAAGTATCACTGGTTAGTAAAAACAAAACAGTATCATCATATGTTAATGTCTGAAATGATACAACCTAAAACAGAATGGATGATTAACACAGCAGTGTTTGGTGGTAATAAAACTTTTAGAGACAAATTAAAGTTTAGCACAAGATTATTAACACATCAATATATCATAGATGAAATAAAAGATATGGATGATAGATATTTTTACAATAATGAAATTATCATATGTTATTCTTTAGAGAAATATAATTTATTAGATGATGTGCAAAGACTACCACAACATTGGTATGGTGATGTATTTAATGATAGTGATTTAAGATTGTGTCATACACATTATATTAATCACATTTATAGTAAAGACTTTGGAAGTGTTTTTAAGACTTTGAATCTTTAATCTCTAATAATATTTTTAGAATCTCAATAGGATCTTTTGCTTTTCTTAATTTAGACTTTACATCTCTATCCTCACAGTTTTTAACTATATCTAATTCAAAGGCTGCAAGTTTTACAATAAACAAATCTTCCTTTTGTTTTTCTGTATCAAAGTCTTCAAAGAAAAGTCTAAGTCCGTATGAATAAAACTTTGTATCTACTTTAGATGATTGTGTTTCACTATCATAGTATGCAATAGGATCAATTAATAATCCTTGTTCTTTTCCAACACGAACTGCAAACTCTTTAAAATATCTTTCTTCTCTTTTAATTCTTTTGTATGTTAACTCATGCATAGTATCAAGATCAGTTAATGTTAAAAGTTTTTGTGTGTATTTGTGATCTTCATCATATACAAAATTAAACTCATCTTCCTTACCTTTATCATTATAGTAATATACTCTTACATGAGTTCTTTCACTATTTGTAAATTCAGCACGAATAAAATTATCTTTATTCCATAAGTTGAGATGTGTGTCGTGATCTTGTCGTTCTTGTTCACCAATTGGTTGTTTTTCTATGGGCGCTGGTTTTGGTTTGGTTGTCAAAGGGATGTCTTTCAACTCCATAATATACTCCTTTAGGATTATGATTTATTAATTTTAAATGTAAATGTCGATATTGTTCCGGCTGATCCGTTAGGGAACTTTTGTGATCTATAATCATCAGCTCCAACAAATCTATTTGTCTCTGTGCCTGATCCGTCTAATCTTGTATCAGTCATTGCAGTTCCTCTATCATCACCCGATCCGTTAATATTATAATCAATTTGATGATCTGCGGCAACATCATCATCTACTGCAAGTTTTCTAATATATTCTTGAAGTAATGATTCAATATCTGCCTCTGAATATTGATTCAAGTTATTTGATGAATTATCAATAAACAATAATGTTCTTGCAGGTGAATTATCAACTGCGTCTCTTCTATGCAAAAAGAACTCATTAATATTTGTAGAGTGATCTTGGAAAGAACCTGCTGATCCTATTTGATCGGCAGAAAAAGAACCTGTGTCTGCTCTCGTGTCTATGAATACTGCTGTTGAAGAAACCAACGTGTGATTTGCTAATGAGTTAGAGTTATGAATTGTAAATGTTCCACCATAGTCACCAGCAACTGCTTCACTACTTGCAACCATTAAATCAATCGCAGGTTTAATAAATGTATCAACAAAATCTGCTTCTGTCATAGATTGTATCGCTCCTGCTGATGAATCATAGTAAACGGGAAATGCCACGTTGTTAGTATCACCAGAAACACTGACGGATGCCTTTGTCTGTGATATTTTATCAAATGAAGTTGTAACAGTTGTTAGAGAACCAGAACCAGGGTGTGAAGAGTTTTGTTGTGCGGCAGCAGATGATCTCAATCTTGTATCGTCCATTTGTGGTGAGATAGTACCACTCGAACTCACAACTGAACAAGTGACCGATGGGTTGTCTGCATACTGTTTGATTGCTTGTCTTTGATACTCTACAATCTCAGCACTTGACAATTCAATTAAACTACCACTACCATCGTAATATAAAGGTGTTCTTGCTGTCATAATATCTCCTAATCTATACTATTTACAACCCTTTGTCAACTATTAAATTGCAGCGTGTCCGTTAACAGTTTTTAAAGTTGAACCTGCTGAATTCTTAATTAAAAGGATTGAATCTGGTGTTGCATGGAACTTACCAGTAGATCCAACAATCTTTGCTTTCTCTGTTGCAGTTTCAGAGTTACCACATCTAAATGAAAGCTTAGTTGCATTGTTTGATGATGAGAAGTCTCCTTCAGAGATACAAACGATACCACCTGCTACTAGAACTGCGTCTGTGCCTGTTCCTTCATCAGGTGCTTGGAAGAAAATTCCACCAAGTTCATCGTTGGCTGCAATATCAGTATCACCAGACTGTAAAGTAATTGTTGCTGATGAACCATCTGCTGTTGCTAAATCTTTAAGAGTTAACTTACCTGTAGATGACATTTCTAACAATCCACCGTCTGTACCAGCGGCAGCTGATTTACCAGTTGAGAATGATAATTTAGTTGCGTTGTTGTCTGCGGCAAAATCACCTTCAGATACAGCTTTAATTGTGGCTGCGACTGTAACAGCATCAGTGCCAGTTCCCTCTGCCGGAGCTTGGAAATCAATTTGTCCTAATACATCATCTGCGGCGATATCATTATCACCTGCTGATAAATTGAACTTAGGAAAAGAGTTGTCAGCAGTTGCAGGTACTGAAAGAGTAAGACCTGTGTCTGCAACGTGTGTTAATGTTACATCTTGGTCAGCTCC